GAGACATGCACCAGATCGTCGTAGAGCATGATGGACTGCTTGCCCGTCGCAGGCTCACGCACCAAGAGGCGCAACCGACCTTCACCATCCCGGCCAATGAGCGCGACCTCCTGATAGAGCCGGTTGTCTTTGACCCCATTGCCAAGCTTCATGCCGAAGATGCCCTCGGCCTTCGCGCCGCGCACCAGATCATCGGGCGTCGTCCCAGCCGGTGAGACGGCCCAGGCCGCGAGACGATTCATCCAGGGCTCTTGGAATGCCGCCTGCGGGCGCAGGTGTGGGGGGATGGCTTCTCCATAGAACAAGGCCATGAAGTTCCGCATGTCCTGCCCGGTCTCGTAGACCATGCGCTGATGAGTCACGGGATGTTCCAGGACGATGCGGCGAAGCTCACCGGCGTTGGCTCCGCGCGTGTTGTAGGTCAGTTCGATCCCAAACCGCTTCAGGTATTCCTCATCAGTCAGGACGAACTTCTCGCCCCGGATCAGAGCATCGGAGATTTCTTGCGAGAGGCGCGCGTCCACATAGTCCACCTTCTTCTCGAAGGGGAAGACCAACTCCTCCCAGGCGCGGTAGTTGCCCCGGCGCGCGATCTCTCCGGTCGGCCCAGCGATGTACGCCCCGCCGCGCGGCCCCTCGGGAATGCCCTCGATGACCCAGGACATCGCATTGCGACGCAGGCGGCTGGCCTGGCGCACGGTCGCGGCGTATTGATCGACGATCTCTTTCTTGTTGGCGAGGCTTTCGGCGTTGGCCGCGATCTGCTGGACGCGGTACTCGTAGGCTTGCCGGACATCCTCATGACCCATCCACGCCGAATCCTCAAGGAAGCGGCGGCGCTCGGCAAGCTCAGAGGGATCGAGAACGGATTCCGGAACGTCGAGATTGGTAGCGCGTGCGGGGCGCTCGATCGAGGGCTCCCCGTAAATTACTCGGGGGTGGTATTGCTCTTGCTGGGCGAGGTAGGCTGCGCCTTCGGGTGTCGATTCATAGTGACGGATAACGTCCTCGTAGGAGACGAGGCCACCGTCCCCGGCTCCGGCAACGGATCGAGTATATCCGAGAGTCCGGACTCGGCGAGTTTGGACTTGAGCGCGGCATGGAATCGCTTGAGATTCCAAGTCCCGTGCGATGCGTGTGAGGTCATCGAGATATCCTCCGTAGTCTGTATTATAGATTGACAGGTTGATAAAGTCAACCCCCATCCGATCCGGATGCAACTCGAACCCGACGACCTTCCCGCCCCGGATGGCCGTCTGATAGAGGTTCTCCTCCTCCGCCAAGGTCAGGGCATGATCGAAGCGCAACGTCATGCTGGGCTCGATGGACTCGCCCCTCGCGGCATCGGAGATTCCAAACGGGAGGTCGGGTGCATCATCGACCCAATGTAGGATGACCTGGCGCTGCTTGAATTCATCCCGCGCGACGACCGCCGTGCGGTAAGTAATCTCGTCCACCTGCGACATATTGACCGAGGCGCTGAAGCGGATCGAGGGTTCGCGCTCCGCCACATCGAAGACGCCCTCGGTCGCTTGGATTTCCAGGTCGGGTAGGTCGGGGAAGACGTTGCGCATGTAGTCCGTGCCATGGCCCACCGCGCGTCGGCGCAGACGCGCCGCGCCTTCCAAATCACCATCTGCCACGAGAGCCTGCGCCCGCAGCAGGTAGCCGTCATAGAGAACAGGCTCGGCTCCATTGACCGGGGAGATGCCGATCCGGAATCCGGTAATCTGTCGGTCGCCCGGCAATCCATTCATCGAGACGGAACGAAGGCCCTGGTTCATCGCACGGGCCCGCGCGACCGTCGCTTCCCGAACCTTGGTCGTCAGATCGTCGAAGAAGCGTTGGTAGCTCTGGGGCGTCAGCGTCTCGCCGCGCTCCAGGATGGTGCGCCGAAACTCTGAAAGTCGATCGCGAATCTCGGTCGCCAAGAGATCGCGACTGGCTGGATCGATCGCCATGGTCTCCAGATGGGGCGGGACGATCTGCGACACCTGATAGCCGCGCCCCTTCGATTTGCCCTCCGCGATCTCGGTCAGGATTTCACCCAACTCATCCGGGTTGTAGCGGGCCGCGTGCCATGCCTGGCTGAAGAGATCGATCGTCTCCGGCGCGGCTCCCGCATCGCGCAACGATCGGATCATGCCCGCCTTCGCGACCGTATCCAAGCCCACGAAGTTTCGTGTAAAGACCTGGTGGAACATATTCAGGCGGAAGGAAATCTCAAGCAGGTTGGCGTAGTCGCGTCCCACCCGAGACCACAGGCGCAACGCATCGCCCGCCGATCGGTTGACCGCCGTGCCTGTCCGCTCCAATACGACAGGCAGGAAGCCCGTGCGACGCACCGAGTCCAAGAAGTTTGACCCGGCGCGCCTGGCCCGAGTCGCAAAGGACTCATGGATCAACTCGGAGGGCCGCAGGCGCTTCCACTCATCCCGCAAGAAAGTCATCGGGGCTCCGGTGAGACTCGGGCGGTAGTCTGCATCCGCCAGGATGCGTTCGATGATGGACGATCCGAGCGGCACGCCCGTCTGGGCGAACTGCTCCGTCAATTCCCGAGGCAGGTATCCGGTCTCCCGCAAAGCCCGCTCGATCAGGAGGTTGTTGCCCGGCAGATAGGTTCGGACGAGATCGGCCAGATTCCCGATCGACATCGGGGAGGTCATCAGGTAGCGCATCTGGGTATCGAGCAAGTTGATGACGTTCCAGGCCGGGCGCATGGTCAGGGTCGCAGTCGCCCACCAACCGAAGACCTTCTGCCAGAGTTCCATCGAAGAGTCGAAAGCGATGCGGAAGCGAGGGAACTTCTCGAAGATGTTGTAATGCTTGAGGATCATCTCCGGGATCGAGACATCAAACTTGAATCCGGTTCGCTGGAAACGGGTCTCTGCATCTGCGCGGCGGAACGCATCACCCAACGCGCCGATGAGGTTGCGAGGTTTCTCTGCAGCTTCCCGTGCCATGCGTTCGGCGAGGACTTTGACATCCACTGCCACCAGATCATCGATCTGGTTGCGGGTCATATCCGCGCCGATCTTCCCTGCACGAGTCAAGTCCGCGAGGATGCGGCGACGGAGGTTCGGGTCGCGCGAGAGTTTCTCGTAGAAGACCTGGTTCCATTCGTCATAGACATCCTTGCTGACACGATCGACGAGCTTGGGCCAATCGGACACAGGAATGGCCTGTGCCATACGGCGCGCGCCCTCGATCTCGCGCGGGCCGATCGTGCCCACACCGAGAAGAATCTGAGCCGCTTCATCCGCTTCGCGAGTAATGACCCCGGTCGGAGTCGATGCAACTTGGCCCAGCTTGCCCAGGAGTTCCTTGAGAGTCGTCTCGCCCTCTGCGCCCTCAACCGTTTTGGTCGAAGCGAACGCCAAGCGCTCGATGACATCTTCGCTGGTGTGGCCCAGGTGACGGATCAGAGACGACTCCGCCTTCGCCCCGAGAAACTCCACGAGCTTGACGCCCATAAGCTTTGCGGTTACGACATCGATCCCCGCCCCGATCGCTTTCGCCGTTTTCCCCACCGCCTTGAAAGGAAGAGCGAAGACCTTATCGAGCGCAGGGATGAGCCACTGATAGTCGAAGACGATCTCGCCGGGAACCTCATCCCAGGGATCGACGAAGCGCTGCTTGATGTCCTCGATTTCCCAGGGGGTTAGCGTGCGGCTCGCCTGCATCTCGATATCGACGATCGCGTTCAGGAATTCTTCGCGGTTCTCCTTGTGAATGCGCCCGGTGTAGAAGTAGTAGGGATCACCAATGGTTGCGCCCCTGATCTCCGCATCGATGGCCTGACGCAGAGACTCGCGTGCCAGATCGACAGATTGAATCGCCCGGTCGGTCTGTGCGGCAGTCGCCGTCCCTGCCTGAATCATCTCTCCGATGTTCTGCGCTTCGCCCAGCGCAGAGAACGCCCGATTGCGGAGAATGACTGCATCTCGCTTTGCGCTCACCTGCTGCGCGAGGTAGGCTTTGCGCTCCTCACTGTAACGGCGCTGTTCTTCGGCGGTCTTGCCTCGCTTGGCACGATAGCCCGGCTGCGCCTCGTACTCCGCCCATGTCTTGAAGCCCCACACAGGATCGGGGGTCGTCATGGCCCGCCATACATCCGTGAGATCGCTTACCCTTACGAGATGTTCCTCCGCCTTCTTCTGTGCCTCAAGACGGGCCTGCTGCTGTGGACTCATCCACTCGAAGGGGCGACCATCCTTGGCCCACTCTTCCCACTCTCCAATGAGTTCGAGTTTGCCTGCGTCTTTGCTGTAGTCGAAGGGATGGTAAGTCAAACGGTAGTGCAAGACGCGGCCCGTCTCAGGATCAACAGGCAGTCCTACATTTACGCCAAGTTTTCCAAGCTCGCCCCATACCGCCCAATTGACTACCGACCGAGCGAGGTAGGAGAGAGTTACTGCATGACTCCATAGATTGCGCCCTGCCGACACCAAAGCCGGAACGGACATGAAGAGACCGTTGACAAAATCGGATCGACGGCCCAGCCAGCCCGGAGGCCCGCCCTTCCATCCCAAGCCCGCCGATGAGTTGATCGCATCCACAAGAGTCGGCGTATCTGGATGCTCCGTCCAGGGATTCTCTTCCCCCTTCACGATCATAGTAAAGGTTCGCAGGTTGAGCGCAGGTTGAGTCAGTGGCCCGAGTTTCAGGTGCTTGCGAAGAGTTGCTGCCCCCTGCGGGCCCCCAGAGATGAAGGCGGGGGCCCTGGGCTGATTGAGCGGGGTTGGAGCCGGTAACTTGGTTATAGGGCCTGCGGGCCCCCCGCGCGGCCCGATAGAGATACCGGACAGTGGCGCTGAAGTCTCTTCCTTCCGCGCGCTGACATCCGCTAGACGTTGAGCATGAGTTAGCCTTTGGTTGCGCGCGGCGATGGACGACAGACTAAGAGCCGTCCCGGTCTTGAAGCCGACTTGAGGCATCCTTCCGAGAGACATGCGACTCGGAAGCGGATTCAGGTGAGGCTGAATCTCTTTGGAAAAGCCGGGGTTCTTCCAGAACTTCGTCGTCAGCTTCTTCAGGACAGCCATGGATTACCTCTCGACGCGATGGACTCGCACCTTCCTCTTAGTGGCAGGTTCCTTCTCTGTCCCCTCCTCAGTAGGTTTCACCACAGGTGCGGGCCGATCGGTCAGGGGCACAGGTTCCTCTTCCAAGACTGCCATGACCCTGCCTCCGTGACTGAGCACACTGATGAGAATGAATCCCCTCTCAACGGCCTCCTGTAGACGGGCCTCTATCTGAGCAGCGTTCCCGCCTTGAATGACCTCTACCTTGATTGTCATGGTTCCTCCTTAGAACCACTGTGCATTCGGTGCGCCGAAGATCGTCGCTCCGCTCTTCTGGCGGGTGGTCTTATAGATATTGCCCGCCGAGAAGAAGGGTTGCGCCAACATTCGCGCCACCGAGCCGAACGCCCCAAGCTGTTGTCCCTCGCCCTCTGAGAGCAAGGGATCAAGAGCGGAGAGAGCCTGGAGTTGCTGGCGGCGAGTCTGCACGTCGGCGGCTCCGATCTGTCCGAAATCGCGCAACACTGCCGCGACATCCTGCAGGTACTTGTACCCCGGCCCGTAGTCCTTTGCTTCCTTCCCACTGGAAAGGATCATCTTGTTCATCGTGTCGATCGCGCGGGTAGCCCGCGCTGCCGACGTAAATTGATTGCGCAGTCCGGTCGTCATCTCGGACGGCGGAGGCAGGAAGCGAGTTGTCGCGGGCGAGTAACCCCCGAACGCATCCGCCATGCGCGAGACGTTGGATGCCACCGTGCGCTGATCCTCCTCCGAGAGGAAGGGGATCAGAGAGTTCATCAGGGAGATGTAGGACGACTCCGGCGTTACCGAAGAAGGCGTCAGGCCCTTCCACCAGGCCGGAGCCCCCTCGACCTTGTAGGTCTCCGTCCAAGTAACGGGTGTCTCTCCGCCATCGCCTCCACCGCCCCCATCCCCAAAGCCCTGCTCAGGCTGCGGAAGTTGCGACCAGTCCGTATACTTCTCGAAATACTTGCGGCGATCTGTCTCGGAGATGCCAAGGATTTCCGCGACGGCAGGCGGCAGGGAGCCCGGAAGTTCTCCCGCATTGAGCGCAGCGATCTGGGCCGCAGCCTCGGGAGTCAACTCCGTACCGAACGGGGACGTATAGGCCCAACCCGCAGGCCCCGACATATTCCGCTCGGCAATCGATAGGTCACGGAAGCGCGGATCACCCGCCCACCAACGCATCGGCTGACGAGCCAGTTCAAGTCGCCGCTGGGTAGCGGCCCTTCGCTCGGCTGCAGTATCTCCCGTCGAGCCTGCCGCTGGATTCCGAACCGGGATTTTTCCCCCCATCGCCCGATACAACGCAGCCGTCACCGGAACGTAGGCATTCTGCGGACGCCCCGAGACCGCTCCTGAAGCAAGTCGCGAGGGGAGCGCCCTGACGAGTGCAGCCGTAGTCGGGATGAAAGCGTGCTGAGGTCGGCTCGGAGGAGGCGGCAAAGCCCTTTTCTTCGGAGCGGGCTTCGGCTTGGGTTTAGGTTTGTATGCCATGTTTCTTCGCCTCCATGGTCTTGATGTACTCCACGAGGGCATCCTCCCCGTACTTCTGGCGGATAAGATCGAACGCTTTCGGGGTCATCCGCTCGTACAGCTTCAGGTCTTGATCGACCTGTCCCCCGATTGTCTTCTTCAATTGCGCCGCACCCCGCGCCACCGCAGAGTGAAGCTGCTCAGTATACTCTGCGAAGTTCTTCATTCGACCGCTCCTGTCGTCGCCTGGATCGCGCCGGGTTGGATCAGTTCGCCTTCAGACTGGCCGGGGGCCGGAGCCCCTGTCGCCTGCGGAGGTTGTTCTCCGGTCGGCGAGGCCAAGCCCGTCAGTCCTTCAGGGCTGGTCGGCTCCACCGGACGACCCGCCTGACCCTGAAGCAACTGTTGCTTCGCCTGCTCGACAACCATCTCCGCGACCGCATCCCCTCCGTCGGCAAGTTCCTGCAAGTAGCCAATGATCGCGTACTGCATCATCAGCGGATTGGTCTGCGCCATCTCCGCCAGCTTCATCTCCCGATCCTCATCGGGCTGCTCGCGGTCGAGGTACTCTTCCATGAGGACTCGGTTCGGGAGAATGTCCTTGACCTGCGAGGCCATCGCATGTTTGCGCACCTGCTCGTTCGGAAACTGTGGCTTGATAAGCGCCCGGATCGCGAAGCCTGCAAGCTCATTGCCGAAGACCTGCGCTGCGAAGTCCGCGCCACGGAAGCGCCCATGCGTGCGCACGACTGCGCCATCGGCGTAATAGGCCGTCAGCCGCAACATCTTCTTCGCCCAGATCGTCCACATCAGTTCGAGATGGGTTACGGGCTGCTCCAGACGGATGCGGTTCTGATCGCCCAACTGCGAAAGCGCGTAGCCTGCGATCTGATTCGGGCCCGAGCCGTACATGACATCCGAGAAGCCCGACTGCTGCACCCGCGCCCGGAAGAAGTCCAGGTGCATCTGCACGTCCGGAGGATTGCCGCGCCACTCCGGGAAGCCGATGTTCTCGTCCGCGTGCAACTCGATTGGTTCACCGAAGCCAGGGTCAAGATTGATCTTGCGGCCCCCACTCGTGCGGATGACGAAGGGCATCCCGGCGAAGATGTTGATCTGGCGACCGCGACGGTTGACCGCGAACTCGACCTCCGCGATCGATGATTCCAGGGGGGTCATGATGTTGTGGCCCCAAGCCTCCGGCGTATTACCGACAGGCTTGAAGAAGCCGATCGTGTAAGCCAAGTCATAGCCCGGCATTACCCGAGGCTGATAGACGAACTCCTCCTCATAAACGATGGCATTCCAGACCTCGGGTTTCTTGTCCGGGTATTCCATCCACCACGCATCGATGAAGACTCCGTTCGTCCCCGCCTTCTGAACTTTGTCCATGTCTCTATAGCGAGACGGCACAAAGCCGTAGGTTATCTCGACATCCAAGACACTCATCCGCTCCGTGCGAAATTGCCATAGCCAGCGTCGATCCCCGCCCGGAATCATTGTCATGAATAGAGGATCGATAACCTTCGTCCGGACAGGCGGCTCCATGAAGGCAAACATCTTGATCGAGCCTGTCTTGATGTCCGGCAACTCCACTTCCTCCTTGACCCGATCCGCGATGATCTGATCCCACGTTCCATAGAGAACGCCGCAGCCGTCACGCACGAAGTTCAGGATGACATCATAGATGAGGTCTCGCTCCTCGCGTTCCATGTTGACTTCAATAATGCCCGCCAGGTACTTCTCGATGTGGCTGGAGTCCTTTTCCTCAGCCGCCGATGGCTTCCAGCCGTGCGCCTTCCAGTTCAAGCGATTGCCCAGGAGGATACCTACCGCAAGATCGACGGTGTTGGTCGGCGTCGGATCGGCGTACCTGCGCTCGCCCGGCTTGGCCTCCTTCGCCCCCTTGTAATGCAAGAAGTTGTAGAGATCGCGCCAATGCAAGATGTTCTTATGCCAGGCGTCGCAGTCCTGCTGAGCCTTGCGCCAGAAGGTCAGAATCTCATCGAGTTTCTTGACCTGCACAGGAGTAGGTGAATTATCCATCTCAAGACCTCAGTTCCAAGGGAAGATGCTCATCGCCTCGAAGGACTGTGCGCCCCGAGGCATCCGCGAAGGGCATCTCCGCTCGAATCTCCGTATCAGTATCGAACTGTCGTTCCACTGATCCCCAAGCTGACATCGCCAGCGCGATTGCCAGATCGACATGGGCCGTGGACTTCTCCTTCACGATCCGGAAACCGCGCCCCTTGGACTCCGCCACCGCGTTCTGCAGGTGCTCCTTCATCTCTTCGCTCGGGTAGGCCCACAAGTTCTTGTAGCGCAGCAGGTCATAGACTTGCTGGCTCGCCGCCTGCATATTGCCGACCGTCTGCGGGTACTCCACCATCCGGTAGCCCTTCTTCAAGATCGCCGTCATCGATCGATGGAAGTGGGCCGGGTCGTACAGCGCGACGTTGACATTGAAATGCGCGAAGGCCCACAGCAGATACTTCTCTACTGTATCCTCCAGATCGAATATCTCGTCCTCTCTCGGAATCCAGAGTCGGTGGAAGAGTTGGATGCACTTTCCGATCTTCGAGTCATAGGTCGTTCCCACCACCCCTGATCCGTCATGCTTGGGCGCGACATCGACCGCGATCGAGACCGGGTAGTAGCGATAGGGATGGCCCTCCCAAATCTCCGCTGACTGATCGAAGTGGCTCGCGGCCATCTCCCACCAAGCGACCGGAATGAACTCCTCGTGTGACGTAACCCATCGGTTTTCATGGAAGCGCAGGTAGGCCGCAGGAGTCATCCCCGGCGAACTGCGTTGCTCCTCGTAGTATTCCCTGGTCTGCCAAGGCATCCGCGCTTCGTGATCCCAATAGATGAAGGTGCGGCCCCGACGCCAGCAGGGAAGGTCTTCCAGCCCCGGAATCTTCTCGCCCTTGCCGCCCTTGTACTCCTCCGGCCCGACGTTCTCCTTGTAGATATCCCACAGCAGCAGCGAGTCGTTGATGAAGCCTGCATAGGTAACAATGATGCGGAGGGAATTGCGCACCGTAGGAATGGGCGTCATCTCGTCCCACATCTTGCGCGCCCCGGAGGATTGATAGGCCCATAATTCATCCCACAGCGTTACGGCACGGCGCGTACCCGAAGCGGATCGGTATTCCTTCGCGAGCACCTGGATAAACGTACCACTCGGCCACTCGGCTCGCAAAGACATACGATGGATATCGTGAATGCCGATCCGCCCGAGATGATACGAGATGTCACCGTAGACTCGACTCTTCGCCTGCTCCTCGTCGTTCGCGACCGCATAAATTTCCGAGCCTGAATCGAACTCCTCCGCCGCCCACGTTCCGATCGCCGCCTCGATGGTCGTCTTGCCCGACTTCATGGGACACGAGTAGACGATCGTCGTGTACGGCAGGATGCCCTGAGCGTCCGGAGTCAGACAGTGCGATAGGATACGCTCCTGATGCTCCGCGAGAACCAGCTTGCCCGGCCCCGAGAGCTTGCCCTTCTTCCAGTCCCAATTCTGCTTGACGTAGAAGGGCCGCTTCTTGAGCCAAGCAACGAAGGGCCTCATGGCCGCAGATGAAGGTTCTGACGATAGGCTCGGCGCTGTGCAATGAACTCCCGTAGTTGCGTTTGCTGCAGCGGGGTCAAGGTCTGGACGAATTTCTTACCCTCAACCCAGCGCATCGGCTTCGCGATCGCCTTCAGACGCTTCAGGTCTTCTCGCAAAAACTTCAGATGCTCAGGGAGTGGAGGTGCGGGCATAGTCCTTCTCCTCTACATCTTCTCAGATTTACGAATCGTCCAACGGAAGGGATATCCCCCGTAGTCGTAGGCAGGGGCTCTCCGCTCCTTCTGGACAAAGAACTGATCTACCTTCGACCGGGGCGGCGGGCCGATCTTGCGAGGCCCCCTGGCCTTAGCGAATAAAAAGTGGAAATGCTTCGGGCTCGGCGGCGGCATCTCACTTCTCCTTCTCAGGAGGAGCATTCTCGTAG